CTTCTCCGCCATCTTCCAGCTTGTGTGTGAACAAGTGGTTAAAACTTCCCACTTGACCACTTCTCTTAAAAGAACCCATTGTTAGTTTTTTCATATTTTCCTTCTTCCGCTCAGGCTAGTTATTCCTCTTTATTTAATTTCATAATCTTCGCTTGCATCAGACTCTCCAGTTGTGCAAGTAAAACACAAGCCACATTCTGCCATTTTCCACTCACGTTCATCACAATTTTGGCATACTTTAGCTTTTCTTTTCTGCATCTTTATTAGCTTTTCTGAAGTAGACTCTTTTGGATATTTTCTGTGATATTCTTCTGGTGTTATAAAAATAAAATTATTCATAGTTAGTCTCTTGCAAGTCTGTTGATAATTTCTAAACACAACATGGCCGTCAACAGAGTAACGGTTAGTCCTGCAAAGAGGCATATTCCCATTACGACAAAGTTCGCCATAAGTAGTGCAAACGATAGTGCTATTTCCATTCTGATCCTTTCATTTCTTGTAATCTTTTAATAATTAAGTCAATCGTCATAGCTTGATTGTCCCACTCTGCCATTATTGCGTCATGTTCATCGGCGGTCATTCTAGCGGTGACAAACAAGTCTCGGGTTGTATCCTCAACCATGTCTTTAATGCGTTGGTCAATGGTCATAAAATGGCTACTCCTTCATCTTGAATACATTTATTAGGACATTCATGCCAAACTTCTATTTTAGGATTATCATGGAAGCCTACATTTTCACTATGTGATTCAAGGTCTTCACCACAAGATTGACAAAGTGATTCGTCTAATTCTGGTAGTTCAATAGCCTTGGTGATGTCTTGGTAGTCTTGATAGGTTGAGATTGCTGTCATGTTGTCATTCTTTTATATTATTTATACTATAACACTCGGTTTGTTAAATGTCAACCATCATTTAGCTTGCGGAGCAAGTCCGTTATACCACTTCATAAGTGCCTCGACTGTTACTAATTCCCTCCATCGGCTGTTAGCATCTCCATCGCATAGAAATGCGATAATTTGGTCGAGCGTCATAGCTTCATTGTGTAATGATTGCACGTTTGTATTTTCTGTCATATTTATTTATCCTGTAACCATTCTGGGTCACAATTGTTACATTGATCCCCTTTGTTTGTAAAATCATCACCACAATTATTACATATTTTAACTACTTCGCAGCCTTCCCCGCAGCTTGGGCAGTGCCCCCTTTCCATCTCCATTTGCGTACCGCAACAATTAGATACATACTCATATTTGTCTGTCATTTTGTCCCCTCTGGCACACCTGCCCATTCTAATAATAGATTGTCCCCTGGCTCTATATAATCCGCCAAGCCTTGCAGTTCTGCAATTTCGCCGTAGCTGATACGTTCGGCTATAATCTCACCTCGCAAGTATTCAAGCCTTTTTTCAATCTGATGTAATGCCGTTGCATAAGCTATATCGAGCGGCAGTGGGGCTTGCTTCCTATCTGGATCATCAAACTCTTTACCATACACTAGTTTATAAGCTGCTCTTTTTTGTTTATCTGTCATTTTGTCCCCTCTGGCATTGGCTCGGCTAACATATTATTATTGTGTATATTGTGGCTTGCTTCCATGACTAAATGATTGAGCCTGACTAGTTCCTTCCAGTCACTCAGTGATAAATGATACCCATTTTTGTATTGCTTTCTCAATGTATCCCACTGTTTGAGTTCTTGTGTTTTCATATTTTTGTATCCTTATATTATTATTATTATTATTCTTTTTCAAATTCGGCTTTGATCTCTTGGTATGCCTCATTGATTTTCTCCAGGTGGTACACATATTGACCAATCTGAATCTGCTTATCAATCGTTTCTGTACCCTCAATAAGCCCTTCATCCCTGGCTTGCTCGATATAGTCCACCATTTCAGGCAATGACTTGTATATATCGTGGTAATAGATATCCACGTTTCCATCTGCGATCTCGTGCATATTGTCCTGCAGTCCGTTGTCTTCATCTGCGATCATTTCGGCAATATCTGCGTAGTATTCTGATAATTGTGAGTTGTTAAAAAGTTTTTGTGATTCTGTCATATTTTTGTATCCTTATATTTATTATTCTAATGTGGTTACTACTAGGGTATAACCTTGATGTCTTAAAAGACCATAATCACTACACCTACTGGTAAACTGAACGGCTTGCAGTTTATTTAACTTCCTAATACTGGTCCTAGCGTCTTCTCGGTTACCATTGAGGTAGTTTTCTGCTATTTCAGCACATTTTTTATCTGTTAAGTTTTTCATATTTTTGTATCCTTATATTTATTATTAGTACGCCGATCTAGAACGTAGTTGATTCTGTTCGTAGCTTGCACTTTCCCATTCATCGTCATGGTTCGTCATATCGTGAAAGTACCGATTCAGTACGTCGGCCATTTTCTCGACTTTTACACGACGTGCTTTACTCAACTTCTCAATCTCAAAGTTATAAGAATTACAGATTGAGCCAAGCATTCCACCGCCTAGATAATTCTGGTACGCCGTCATGGCGTAGCCCTCAAGCCCAAGCAATTCGTCCAGATCAATCTCAATCCCACCGCCTCGATGACTTGCTTCACATCTTATGGTGTTCTCCCCTATGTATTCAATGTATTTTTTCATAATTCTCCATTCTTTATATTTTATTATTCTCGATCACTTATAAATAACGTGTTACTGTCTAGTATCTCGACCATGACTGCATCTTGATCTAGTGCAGTATTCAACCGCTTACAAACACTTTTGACGATTGTTAGGTCTACACTTTCCGCCATGATTGACACTAGAATACTTTTTTCTTGCGTACCCCTCCAATACCCTACAGTTTCGGTGATACTCATACCCTCATAAACACTAGCTAGAATATCAAGTGCCTTCTTTTCCTCTACCTTATGCGTTATATTGTTTGCGCCGATGTAAAAATTGATTTTTTTCATATTTTTTTATCCTTATAATATTATTCTAATGTATAGCCTGCATCCTCTGCACTTGCCATAATCTCTGCTAGTTCATCACTCGCTTCAGTTTCATTGAGCAAAAAATCAGTCCAATCGTTGGTGTATTGCATATCTTTTCATTCTTTCATATTTTATAATATCTATAGTATATACACTCAGTAAGCATAAGTCAATAGTCTAATATGTATTCATCACCTCGAGTATGCTATACTATAGTCAAGCAGTTTTAGCAAGTGTAACTAATTACACTCAAGCGGGTATCACGAACAGATCGACCACATGCCGGATACAATCAAGCATTTATCTATTACAACTCGAGAAAAAATAAGCCTAGCAAAAACGAAGTTTACAAAAGAACACTTGATCAGTGCAGGCGTTTCTTATATTGATAGAATAACCACCGCCGAGCCTGAAGATAAGCTAGTACCATCAATCGTTGGTTATTGCCTGGAAGCGGGTATAAGTAGGACGCGATTGTGGGAATTATCACAGCAGTGGGATGAAGTAGCGAACATACTTGAACACATCGGAATGTTACAAGAAGAACTAGCACTATCAGGCGGTTTAACAGGTCGTACTAATTCGGTCTTCTCAATGTTCCTACTCAAGAGCAAGCATAATTATCAGGATACACAGGCGCAATTAACCCAGAATAACACCTTCAATATATCCCCTGACCTCTTGGCGGACGCCTTGGCGATCATGAAAAAAACCGCCACCGATACAGAATAAAGTAGCAACCTACTAACTACATAGCAAGCAGCTCGCTTGCAAGTTAGCAAGCTTGCCTTGCAGGCTACATACGGGATTGATAACGGGATATTTAACATACGATGTAGGCTAGTACATCCCCTCTTACTTACTACCTTGAGCGGTACACCTCGAGGGTATACCGCCTGAGCTAGCAATTAGCCATGTTTGATACCTACCTGTACAGCCTCATCACAGTCACCTTGCTCACTTGGTTTTGCGATAGTATAACCATTTTCCTTGAGGTAACTCACCAATTCTTTATCAGTCAATCGGATCATTTTGCCGCTTGGCATTAGATAGTTACTACCGTACTTGATACGGTGAGCGATCAGTTCGGCTTGAGCGTTATATGTATTCATATCATCCTTTCATACTTAATACTAACTCTAGTATACAACACACCGTGAGCATAGTCAACAGGGTAATGCTTGCCTAACTATAAGTACGTATACATAAGTAAGTATGCATGTACCAGGCGTGGCGTGTAGGGGAGGGGTAGGGGTAGGGTCACGTCCTATAATATAGTGTAGGAGTAGGGGTAGGGGTCACGTCCTATAATATAGGGGAGGAGTCTCGATGGAACCAGGGCGGGAGTAAAGGACTAGTACTTCCCAGTCGTAGATACACTTTTTTCAAAGCTTGCTAGCAAGCTAGCTTGCTCTCGAGAAGGAAACACAGATTGAGTCCTTAGAGTTCTGGTGTTTATAGTATGGACGCTTACAATTGATACACATATCAAGGTCTTTTATAGGGTTTTCTTTTAACTTGCGAGCCGAGTACTCTAACCATCTCGCTTTAGAGGCTTTACTAGCTATATCTTTGCGTACTTGAGGTGATAACATCTTAGCTCGAGATAATCCACCTAGTCTATTACGTTCACTGAGAGTTAACGGCATGGTTGTAGTATAGCATGCTTGCCTAATGCTTGCCTACCAGGCGGAGAGTCGTATGTACTTTTGGCACGATATTGATGTTATTAGGCAAGCATAGCAGGCTCGTCGCTAGCTTGCTTCACAGCAGACTTCACCCTAGCCCATCTTGTAACTGCTGCTTTCGTTGCTCTATCCGTACGCTCTTGAGGTGATAGCTTGGAAGCTGATAGTGTACCGAGATTGCTGAAGTATTTTTGCAGAACAGCTGTGTGAGTTGTATCCATAGATGGAGTATATGCTAACTGTTGGCATTTGTCAATGCTACAACGTAGGTCTTCACTTGTACTCTACCAGCTGTTATCATCATTGATGTTGGTGGTGTAAAAGTGTGAAGAACCCGCTCGGCAATAGCGGGTTTTTCGTTTCAGTTTTTATAGGGCAAGATCTGTAGGAGTCCCAAAAGGTAAATTGCTCAAGGTCAAAAAATACTATATAATTTTTTAGCGAACTCGCTGTGGGAAGTGCGATGCTTCGCCTGGGAAGCTAGATACATACCGCTTGTAAATAAGAGTATACTCTGCTAGTATAAAACTATGACCATCCTTTTCATTGGTAACTTCGGAGTTTCACATTCTACAGAACAGGATCGTACCTGGAGTCTCAACCAGCTTGGGCATAACGTCCTAGCGTATCAAGAAAATAAAACTACCGTTCCTCTCCTGGAGAAAGCTATCAATGAACAAACTATCGACCTTGTTCTCTACTCTCATACACATGGCTGGGAAATTCCTGGGCTTAAAGAGTTTTTTAATACTTGTAAGAAAGCTAAAATCAAAACCGCTTCAGTCCATCTCGACAGATGGGCGTGGCTTGAACGAGCTGTCGACATCGGAATTGAGGCTACTTGGTTTACAGAGTATCAGTTCATGGCAGACGGCTCCCCAGAAGCGGTCGATCTTTACACAGCCCACAACCTTAACTGGTTCTTTCTCAAGCCAGGGGTATTGGAACGAGAATGTGTGCTCGAACCTGCAGACAAAACCCTCGAAGAAATCGTCTTCATCGGCTCGGATAACTACCACCCCGAGTATTCCTTCAGACCAAAATTAGTACACTTCTTGAAAAGGACATATGACCAAAGATTCGCACACTACGGAGGTTCAGGACGACCAACCGTCAGAGGACTCGAACTCAATCGCATCATGGCATCTGCCAAAATCGTTATTGGTGACTCTTGTTTTGGCGGTCGTCCTTTTTATGTATCTGATCGCTACTACGAAACCAGAGGTCGAGGCGGCTTCCTGCTTCACCCCCACACGCAGGGTCATGACACCCAGGGCGTAGCTCACTACAACCCAATGGATCTCCAGTCTTTAGAGCGAGAAATTGACTTCTATCTCAACCATGAGAAGGATCGTGAGCGGATGAGACTTGAGGGATTTACCCATGTTAAGAAGCACGAAACCTATACCAATAGATCACAGGAAATGTTAGATGTGATGTTTGGAGCAGACCTTGGAGGTACTCATGGCTAACATGACAAACGAAGAAAAAATAAATGTTCAAATAAAAGAAGGCAACCTAGATGCCAGTAAAATCTCGGACGGTTATCACACGTTCCTGGATTTATACAAGCATCGATCAGCTCTTTTTGTGGCTCTTATAAATGTTAATCATCAATGGAACCTTGACGAAGGGAAATACATAGAGCTTTGGAAATCCAAACTCCACAGTGACGGAACGATGTTCCCAGGAGGTTGGTTTATTGCGGGTATTGGAGAGAATCCAGGAGAACAAATCACCTATCATTTGCAGCTCGAATATTGGGATAAAATTAACGCTCCAGAGCGAGAAAAAGCTCCACTATTTGACGGGCATACCCCCGATGATGTAGTTGCTAGATTGCTCGAAGAATTTAATTAAAAACCTTGGATACACCTTGGAGCTACTTATGGTTAACATGATAAAGACTACAATTAACGGGGAGTTTGAGATCATTCTTCCTGAGCATAGGGCTCGTAGACCTGAGTGGGATATTAAAAATGGTGGGTGGGAAAAAGCACGGCTTGATTCAATGCGTAAACACCTGACGGATCAAGATACCATGTTCTATGTAGGTGCTGAAGAAGGAGACTTTGCTGGCCTGATTGCAAGTTGGGGTGTAAAGATTGCACTCTTTGAACCAAACGATAAGGTCTGGCCTAACATTAAAGCTATCTGGGAGGCAAACTCCCTACCCAATCCCCTCTTTTGCTTTAGTGGCTTTGCTTCTGAGAGTACAGTCAATTATCATGGTGGTCTATTCGCTGGATTCCCACCATCGGCAGACGGGGAAGTCATCGGAGATCACGGATTCAAAGAATTGTCAGATCCAGGTGAGATTCCACAGATGAGGATCGACGATACTGGTATTATTCCTACTGCTATTTCTTTGGATGTTGAGGGTTCTGAGTGGCAGGTACTCAAGGGTGCAGAAAAAACCCTCGCTCTCTACCACCCAAAACTATGGGTAAGTATTCATCCGGAATTTTTAGCTAACTACTACAAGCAACACTCAGGCGACCTGAGGGGTTGGATTAAAAACCTTGGATACAAAGAAACTTTGCTTGATTACCAACATGAAATGCATTTCTTCTACGAGGCTATATAGCTTTTTTAGATAAAAAGCCGTTTTTGGGCATCGTAGATTGTAGGTAAAAAAAGGATTGATATATGAGGAAAATTATTAACCTCACTGTGAAAAAAGAGCTAGAAGGTAGTACTTACTGGGATCAAACCTTCCTTAATGAGGTTTTGGCTGATCTTCCAGACGGCGACCGAACAGTAGTGATTATCCCTGGTGCGTATCAAGCAGACGTCATTCCCGAGATCAATGCCAGACTCGCCGAGTACCCCAAAGTCTGCGTCTTTGTTACCTCTGATGAAGAAAATAAGTTCCAAGTAGGGTTGTTAAAACATCCCGACATGAAGGTCTACTCTCAGTACGGATATGGTGGGTATATGTGGCCACTTGGGTATGCAATCAATACACATCAAACACTCAAAGAGATTGGTTTACTAGATAAAGACCTAGACTGGACGTTCGTTGGTCAGAACAATCACTATCGCCGTGAGAAACTTGCACTAGAACTATCTACCCTAAATGGTGGGTATCTTCAAACCACTCTCGGTTTTTCTCAAGGGTTAGATCGCAAAGAATACCTAACTTATTTAGCCCGCGCCAAAGCTGCCCCTGCCCCTGCTGGAAACATTAGCGTTGAATCTTTCAGATTGTACGAGGCATTGGAAGCTGGCTGTGTTCCAATCGCTGACAATCTCTCTCCCTTGAAGTCAGCCTCCGACAATTACTGGCATGCACTCTTTGGCTCAGTCCCTTTCCCAACATACGTTCATCACGAGCTTGTCCCTGGTCTTATTAAAGATGTAGTCCAAAGTCCCGACCTAAATAACCAAGTATTTGCCTGGTGGATAAACAAAAAACATCAGTTCAAAGAACAGCTCCGATCCGATCTTGGTTTACCAGCCACTGACATGGCGGTGATTATTCCTGTCTCACCCATCCCCTCTCACCCAGATACTTCTATTATTGAAGAAACGATCAGGACGATTCGAGTTCACACTGATGCCCCGATCTTTATTACCATTGACGGCGTTCGAGAAGAACAAGCTCACATGACTGATGCGTATCGTGAGTTTATTCGCCAACTGCTCTGGAAGTGTAACTTTGAGTTCAAGGATGTATTGCCTGTCCTATTTAATAAGCACTCCCATCAATCAGGAATGATGAAGGTGGTAGTAAAACAAATCACCGTTCCTTATCTTCTCTATGTTGAGGCTGATACCCCACTCACCCCAGACTGTCCGATTGATTTCCCTAAATTAAAGAAGGCTATTGCTGATGGAGAAACCAATCTGGTGAGATTTCACTTCGAGGCGTTCGTTCCTGAACCACATAGGCACTTAATGATCGGTGAACCCGAGAATGAATTGCAAAAGACAACTCAGTGGAGTCAGCGTCCTCACCTAGCGAGTACCAACTACTATAGAAATATCATGGATACTTTTTTCTCTGAGGAAAGTAATACCTTTATCGAAGATAGGATGCACGGTATTTGCCAAACTCATCCGTGGGAAGATCATAAGCTTACGATCTATCACCCTGAGGGGAATATCAAAAGGTCTTATCACCTAGATGGAAGGGCGGGAGATGAAAAGTTCGACAAAAACCTCATCTATTAAGTTAGGGATGATTTGCTTCGCCAATTCTGGGGGACTTGCAATACAAACTCGTAGGCTCGCAGAGCTACTGAAACCTGATAAAATATTACTCATTGATTCAAGGGGTTTCTCGCCAAACAAACAACACCACCTCGAGTGGTATCCACCTGAGAAAACCCAAGTCACAACATCTTTCCCTCCACGCAACTATGAGATTCTCCAATTTATCAAAGGACTCACCCATGTATTCACCTGTGAAAATCCGTACAACTTCTACCTCGTTCTGGCGTGTCAACGCCTGGGTATTAAGGTTATCTGCCAAACTAATTACGAGTTCTGTGAAAATCTTGATTCTCCTCATCTTCCTGTTCCTGATCTTTTCCTAATGCCATCTCACTGGATGGTTGATGAGATGAAGGCGAGGTTTGGGGAAGATCGAGTCCACTATCTCCCACCACCTATTGATCCAGCAGAGTTTGAAAAAGCTCTAGAAAGAAACTTTTGGAGAGGGCATCATTATAAGCCAGTTCGATTCCTACATATTGTTGGCACACTTGCTTGGCAAGATCGTAACGGAACATTGGATTTGTTAGCTTCCCTCCCTTTTGCTCAGGGTGATTTTAAGCTAGTGATTAAGTCTCAACACAAACTTCCACCTGAGTATGCGTGTTCTGATCCTCGAGTAACATTTGAGATTGGCAACGTAGAAAAGAACTCAGACCTATACTTTAACTTCGATGCACTCATCTTACCTAGGCGTTATGGCGGTCTTTCGCTTTCAACCAATGAGGCGTTGATGTCAGCCCTGCCAGTGCTTATGCCCGATATCTCTCCCAATAACAAATGGCTTCCAAAAGATTGGCTTGTTCCAGCAACTAAAAAAGGAGAGTTCAGAGCTAGAGCGATGATTGAAT